TGTTCCCGTGTATTTGCGTTTTAAATAGTAGGTGATGTTGTTGTTGAAATCAAACAATTCAACATTCAATTTCAACTTCGCAAAGATGTTGTTTACTGGTATGACATTGACATTCAAAAACAATTTGATTTGGTGATTGAACACCAACGTCAATTGATTCTGCAAAGCGGATGAAACCAAACCAACCGCCAAATCGGGGTCGTTGGAATTGTCCCACGTTACACCATTCATTGCTTTTGGTTCTTGATTCAGCGTGATGGACACGTCGTTCACCGCTGGCAAAAAGTTGAAAATATTTCCAGCCAATCGCGCCTTGTTGGATGTTTGGTCCAACGTCTTCGTGTAACTCAATCCGCTCGTTGTACCAATCTTTGTTTTATCTTTTTTATAGCGGTGTTCCGTGAATGTCGCATTGTCGCGTTGAAACAATTGTTCCAATCGATATTGACCATCTGAATAGTAAAAACGCAAACCAAAGATTGTACACATTTGCGACAAGATTTCAAACCAGTTTTTGTTGGTGTAAACACCATTTTCGTCAATCGTGTCGAATGCGTGGAAATCTGCAAACAACTCATCCAATGGATTGTTGTTCGCGTTGTACGTCATTTCTTGCGCCCACCAATCGCACACAACCGCCAACACTGGGTCCGTTGCATCGTATATTCCCAACACGCCAACTTGGTCTAATGCGTTGATGAACTGGTTGGTAAACTGACGGAAAAATGACGTGCCGCACAACGTATCCGCCAACTTTGAAATCCCGTCGGTCGCTTGAATGTTTAGAATGTAGGGTTGTGAAATATCTTCAATTTCAATGATGTCTTGAACGATATATCCACCCCAAAAGAATGTTGCAGACGCTTCGGTGTTTCCGCGATATATTTTTAAATAGTAGCGGTCTTGTTGGTATTGTTTGATGTTTGTTAAAAATGCATTGGTTGCAGAATCTTGAACATACATTCCAAACGATACCGACGACCCAATGATTGGGGAATACACATTGTCCGTTTGCCCGGAATAGGTTAATTGAAAACCATCGCCAGCGACGCTGAATTCATCGGGTGATGTTCCCGAATAGTCCTCATCCCAAATTTCAATTTTGTAATATTTACCATTTGAACTTTGAAATTCCGAAAATAGTTTTGATGCCGCCATATATTAAAAACCTCTTTGTCTTGTTCGGTTGCGTGATGCGCGTTCGTTGGACAACAAAATGTCCGACCCGCTGATGCGTCCAGTGACGACAACGTTTTGTCCGCCGCCGCCTTGCATCATTGTGTTGAGTTTTGATAGCGGAATCACCGCTTCGGATTCTCTACCCTCGCCGATGAGAGCGAGAGTTGGTCCGGTCACAATTCCACCTTCGGCCATAGCTGGGATATCACCACCCGCCGCTTTTGACATCGATGCGCGAATGGCACCCGCCGCCGCAACCATTGCAATACCGGCACCAATGGCCAACGCCGCACCCATTGGTGTGGGACCTAACGCTAACGCTTTGACAAAAGCCTCAACACTGATTCCGTATTGAATGAACATTCGGCCAAGTTGGTCTAACAACCCAGCAAATTGACCAAGCAAGAATCCACCCAAATCAGCGAACGACGCTTCACCCATTACCATCGCACCCGCGATTTCTGCCATTCCCGCAATCGTGTCGATTGATGTGCGGTGCATCACATTGGCGATTTCGTTTCCGAGTTCCTTGTATTTCGCGGCAAACATTTTCGCCGTTTCATAAGCCTTGCGGAATGAATTGTCGAATTCGTCAGCGGCATCGGCCGTGTCTTCAAATCTGTCCGCGATTTCTGATTCTGCGTCGGTATATTCATCACGCAATGCAATTACTCTTGCTAATTCATCAGCGTATTCCGCAACCGGGTCTTTTGCTTTTTTTGCAGATTCCCCAACTTTGCTGATTCCTTTTGATTGACTACCCGCTCCTTGGGCACCATCTTCCATCGATGTGCCCAATGATTCAATGTTTCCTTCGAGCGCGGCAACTTCTTCTTGTGATTCACCAATGATTTTATTCAATGAGAATTGAAACGATTCAAGGGTCTTTGAATTCCTTCCAACGGAAACCGAGGTGACGCCTAATTTTTCAAGGTCTTTTTGATAGAAACGAATTTTCCGTGAATCTATACCCTTCGCAACTTGGTCGTTGAACGCCTTTGTCAAGGTGTTCAAATCCTTTTGTGCGGTGACGGCTTTTTCGGTTGCTTGTGTGATTTCATCTTGGAACGCAACCAACGCAATCTTTTTTCGGAATTGCTTGTTGGCTTCTTTTTGAGCCAAGGCAATGTCATCAATTCCCGATTTTTCCGAAATAAGATTTGGCAAATAGTCGGTGTATTCCGTGTTCAATTTATTGATAATCGAACGGCGTTGGTCGGATTTTAAATTTCCAGTTTTTAAAGCATTAAAGAGATTGTTCATCTCTCTTTGCTCCAACTGCATATTTGAAATATTTTCGTTGGCTGAATCGCTCAAATTTGATTCCATTGCAACGGCTTCTTTCTTCTTCTTATTGAACAAGACAAACGCCGCCGTCAAAGACGCAATCAAACCGATGGTGACACCAATTGGATTTGATTTCAAAGCAACATTAAAAACGCGAGTGACTGCCGCCGCCATCTTTGTTGTGGCGGTTGACTTAATCATCGCCGCGCGCAACAATGTGAAATTCCGAATTAGCCCACCAGTCAAGAACATCATCGGGCCGATTGCCGCAACAATTCCCCCAAATACAACCGCGGTTTTCTTTGCCGCTGGCGACATATTGTTCAATTTGCCCGCAAGTTTTGCCAACTTTTCAATCATTGGAACAATGGCTTGCGCTACAATTTCACCGATTGAGATTGCCAATCCTTCCATTGCAGATTCCAAACGCTTACCAGCACCAAAAGCATTGTCGCCCATGATGTCGGCCATTTCTTTTGCCGCACCCGCTGAATTTTCAAATTCTTTGGTCAATGGTTTGATTTGGTCAACGCCTTCCGATAAAATCAAAAGGGCTGATTGTGCCGAACGTCCAACTTCATCTTTCGCATCGGCAAGGTTCAAACCTTTGCTCGCCAAATCTTTCAATGCTTCGGACACTGGTTTTCCAGTTGCACCGATTTCCGAAATGATACGGCGCAAAGATGTACCCGCTTGGCTTCCTTTGATACCAGCATTGGCCAAAACCGCCAACATTGCGGATGTTTCTTCAATGGACATTCCCGCGCTTTTCGCAACGGGTGCAACGAACTTCATGGAGTTCGCAAACGTTTCCATATCCAACGCCGATGTGCTGAATGATTTTGCCATCACATCGGTGACACGACCCGTTTCGCTTGCATCTAATCCAAAGGCACGCAATGTAGAACCAGCAACTTCAGCGGCACGCGCCAAATCACTCCCCGATGCTTGCGCCAATGCCAATGTTGATTCGGTGACCTTTGTGATTTCGGTGGCCGTGAAACCAAGTTTTGCGAACTCCGTTTGTAGGCTTGCAACCTCACGCGCACTGAACATCGTTGATGCTCCCAAATCTTTGGCGTTTTGTGATAACGCTTCAAATTCTTCGGCGGTCGCACCGGACACCGCTTTGACTTTGGACATTTCCGCCTCAAAGCCCTTGAACACATTAAACGATACCGCACCCAACGCCGCTAATGGCGCGGTCAACTTCATGGACAAATTTTTGCCCGTTTGTTGCATCTTACGACCGAACTTGTCCATTGAACGTTCGGCCTTGTTTAGACCCTTACGGAATGGCGCGATGTTCGCGGTTAGTCGGAAATTTAATGAACTAAGACTTGCCATTGGCTTTTGCGCGTTGTTTGCGTTCGTTTATTACTTCTAATATTTCGCCCCGTGTCCAAACCTTGCGGTCCTTTTTCGGCTTGCTTTCCCAAGGAAACACAATCAAATCTTTTGGCTTGATGCGCTTCTTTGTGTGCGGATTCAAAAGGATTGTTGTCATCCAACGCGTCCTTTCCCAATCCGTTTGTTCCCTTCGGTTTTGACGTTCGTTCCAACCCTCAACCAAGTTGCCCCACTCGCGTGGCAATAGGTCATAGAATTGGGACGGCATCAATCCAATTTGACCGAACGCGAACGCTTCCAACGTGTCCCATGTTGCAACGTCACCTTGTTGCGACGTTCGGTCATTTACTTTTTTTCACTACCCGATGAAAATTGTTCTTCAAAGACGGCGAACGCCTTTTCAATCAATGTTTCATCTTCGTCAATCCAGTCGGCAACATCTGCCACATCATAGCGGAATGGTGCCTTTTCTTTTCTTGCGCCGTCTTTGAATCCGCAATACATCAATGTTATTGCTTGGTCCAAAGTCATATCGTCGCCAAGGTTTTCCAATTGCGCCAATGTTGTTCCCGTCATTCGGCTAAATTCACGCAAGGCGTTGAATCCAAATCGAATTGGGTGTTTACGTTCCCCGATTTCAATAATTGTTGTCATGTTGTTGTTTTTTGTTGTTGGTAATAAAGGGACCGCCCAACGGACGGCCCCGAATCATTTTACTGATTATGCAACGGATGCTTGCGTCAATACGCCAGTTCCCGTGAATCCGAATGAGAAAGAAACGTTTTCTTCAACGCCCGCTTCTTGTTCGTAGCTTGTCAAATATGCGTCGCCAGTGTAGTCGATTTCGCCGCTTGTTGCAGAACCGAATTTCACCTTTACTTGTGTGCGGTTTGACAACAATGTGAAAAGGTCGTCCGGTGTGTCGTAATCGCCCGAAATTGAATAAGTCACCAACCCGTCGCCACTAAGCGACCAAGATTTCAAACCCTCAAGATTTTCTTGCCATCCGGCTGAATCTTTTGTTGTGGTGTCGCGCACTTCCATTGATGTGCTTAATGATGCCGATGTTGCACGGCCAATGATGTCGTAAGTTGTTCCGCCATCTTCTGAAATTTGAATCACAACATCCGTTGAATTCATGATGCTTGTTGAAGCCATTTTAGTTGTTTTTTATCGTTTTTAAATTTAGTAAATCAATCGCGTGAAACCCGAAATTTCAAATCAACTTGTGACCCAAACGTCCGTTCATCATCGCTAAACAAATCGCGTTGGCCTTCAAAGGCGCACGATTTTACTTTCACCCCGCCAATCGTTTCGTCCATTCTTACGAATGCACTACGAACGTATTCAACGGCGTTTTGTGTGTCCGAATACCTTGTTGAAATCAACGTGATTCGAACATCTATTTCGTCAATATGCGAGTCGCTTTCTTTCGACATACTTGTTGTAATATTGACAACCTCGTAAATCGCGAACGGCGTCGCTTTTGTTTGCGCTCCTATCACCGGAAACACTCGTCCACCAAACAACGTGTTCAATGCTGAATCGGTTCTAAACTTTGATTTAATAACCTTACCAATCATATTCGTGCGGCTTTTACTTGTTTATTCAAGAATGAACGCATCAATCGTTTGAACTCGTTTCCAACGCCACCCGAATTTTTCGTTCGTGCGCGTTTAGCAAATCCTTTGTTTGGTCCGTTATATTGTCCGTCCTTTAAATATCCGTATTCCAAAAAGTGTGCGAACCAACCACCCTTTTCCGGGTCGCTAAACGCACGCTTCACCCTTGGACCAACTTGCAATGATGCAAACGTCGCCCCACGATTCACGCGCGTGGTGATAATACCCATTGATTTCCTTAATTGGCCTTTGGTTATTTCGGCATAAATGCCGCCGTTTCGGTACACCTTAAACGTTCCCGAACTGATGTTCGTGATTTCGTCTTTGTACCCTTCCAACATCGGCTTCAATGACTTGCGTGCAATGCGACGGATTTGTGCAGTCGTCACGCCATCATGTAGGTTTTCCAACTCTTTGAAAGCGCGTTCGAATTCCTTCTTGATGTCCTTTTCGTCAAAGCCAATGAAAGCACCACCCGAACCGCCGCCCGTGCGTTTGCTTCCTGCTGACATCATTCTTTCCGCCGTTGTTCCCATTAGTCCGCAAATCTTGTCACAATCTTTTGGAACGACTTGCGTGCGTCTGCATTCAAAATCGCTTCGATTGTGTAGGTTTTGTTGTCGTATACAATTTGCATTTGCTCATTAATGTCTGAGCGGTAACGAATGAAAAATTCGACTTTTTGCGTGGCGACCATTTGGTTTCCTTCCTCACCTTCATTCCCGCTTTTTTCCACGACCTTTGCCCAAACATTGGCCAAGGTTGTGAACCACAAAATCTTCTCACCAAAATCATCGGTTGATTCGGTGAATGATTGAATCGCGATTCTGCGGTCTAATTGTCCCGACTGGTCAATCATTAGAATGTGAATATTCGATATGGGTTCCACAAATATTCGGATGCCGTTGGCAGTTGACGAACGCGGTCCATTCTTTGGTCGTACAATTCAGAGATGACCAACATCATCCCTTGAATCAACGGCTTTGGAATTGCCGAAACATCAGTCCCTACAACATAGCGAACAATTAATTGGTTGATAACACCCGCGCCCGTTGTCCATCCACCGATGGATTGAATGCGTGCGGGTTCTGAAATTAAATCGGTTGTGTACAACGATGACGAAATCACCGCCGTTGAACCAATTTCATCTACATAAGAAACTGAATCGATTGATGCAACTGGTCCGCGTGATAAATACAACAAGTTCGATTGACCATCCCAATGATTGCGAGGGAATTGGTCAAAATATTCGTCTATTGTTGAAGTCACCAAAATGCGTCGCGTGTATTGTTCACACATCTCACGTGATGCCGATATCAATGCCGAAATCAAAGTGTCGTCATCGATGTGGTCAACGCGCAAAAAATTCTTTGCTTCCGTCAATGTGATGGGTTCGGACGCCGCGGGCGTTACAATATCAATTGCCATTTGTTAGCGTGTTTCTTTTGTATTGGTCTTTTTCACCGCCTTCTTTGCGCGTGCTTTTGGTGCTTCGGCTATTGCCTCACAAAAACCCGCATTCAAAAAATCGGTCAACATCTCATCGGAGTGGATTTCCACCACCGCGTGTTTGCGGTAGTGGAATCCGTTACCCGATACAGATTTCAAAAATCTGACTTTCATGATTAGGCTTGAGCCAAGTATTTAACCGCACGTGTGTCAAGAACTTTTGAGTCCTTTCTAACACTGGCGATGAATCCAATTTCCATGGTGTCCATGTAGCGCTCATTTAAGCGAACGAACTGAACATCACCAGCAGAACGAACAACGAACTTGCTGAAATCTGCCGCCAATAGGGTCTTGTTACCCGTTGCGATGCTTGATTCCATATCGTTGTTGTAGTACAAATTGAATCCGAATAATTTGTCCGGCTGACCCGCTTCCATCGATGGGATGAAGATTGGGAAGTCGTTTGAACTGCCGATACCCAAAGCACGGATTGCGGCAATCACGTTGTCGTGAGCCATCAAACCAAATGACGCTTTGTTTCTATAACTTGGGTCTATTGAGTGTACCAAATTTAGGATGTCGTCTGCGGAAATTGCCGTTGCAGATGCCGCGGTGTTTCCTAAAGATGCACCCGTGATGATACCTTGTGGCTGGCTTGAACCAGTTCCGGTAGTGAATGCGCCGTTTGTTACACGTGCAGTTCTTTCACCCATTGCTTCAGCAAGGAACGCGTTCAAATCGAATGCGTTGTCTTGCAACAATTGCATTGAAACTTTCACTTGGCTTGCGTAGTTGTAAGCAGACAATTGCGCGTTTGCGAATGTCATATCTTGAACACCAACCGCCGCCGCTTCAGCAGTCAAAGCCGCATCAGTTGCCGTGTCGTTGATTGTTGGGTAATCCAACAATGCGCCACCCGCCGTGTTCAATTTTTTTGCTAAACGCTCAACCTCACCAGTGAACAAAGTTGCAACATCTAATTCGTTGCTGAATCCTTGAGGTACCAAGAAACCACCAGCCGAATCCGGAGATGTTGTTTGTCCGCGTAATTCTGCCATAACTGAACGCTCGTTTGCGTTCAATGCGCTCATTCCGCTACGTAAGTATTTTTCAAATGCACCCGCTTTGGTTGCTTTTGGAGCCATTTCACGTGCTTCAGCATTTGCCGCCAATTCTTTCTTTAATTCGCTTGCGCGCTCTAAAGTGTCGATTTGGGTTTTGATGCTTCTTGCATCCGCTTCCATTGCGTCAAATTTTGATTGTTCTTCAGAGTTCAAAGAACGACCTTCTTTTTGTGCCGCGTCAACGATTGCCGTTGCGCCTTTGATTAGTTCCGCGCGTTGTCCGCGCAATTCGATGTTTTTCATCGTGTTAAAAATTTAGAATTTTACTTTTATACAAATAAATGTCGGTCCCTTCATCCTTGGTTTCCACGACTTCGGATTCGGTATTTTCTACCGATGCCGCTTTCGCTTCTTCTTTGGTTTCCGTTTCCAAATCGCGCTTCAACTCCGACGTCGAATCCGGATAAGCCGGTTGGCTTACGGGGCTAACATCAAGTAAACGTGATACTTTTTCAATGATTCGGTAGGTTGTTCCATCGCGTTGTTCCCATCTATCTTTTTCGATTAGGAAAGCGAATGAACTTTGATTGACGTCGCCGCGCTTCATCAATTCCGCTAAATCATTGGCATATGTTGTGTTGGGTAAATCAACCTCATAAAACAAACCGCGTTTGTCCGTGCTGATTCTTAGCGTGCCGCTCGACACACGTCCCAACAATAAATTTTCATCGTGGTTAAAATAGGCGCGAACATCGTTGTCCATTACGCCGTCAAACGCACCCGTTGCAATTTGTTCGTAGAATCCGCCCATCCATTCGGAATCCGAATTGTAAATGGCTGCATAACCACGAATTGTGTTTCCATTTTGTTCCGCACTTTCCATTCGGAATTCGCGTTGTTCTTTTACGACTGAAGACTTGCGAACTTCAGCGTCAAATTTTTCTAACGTGCTGAATCTATGAACAACGTTCAACACTGGTTTGCGCTCAACGTATGCGTCTGATTCTGAATCGTAGCGGTAAATTCTAATCAATGCCGCCGGGTCATCGGTTGTTCCATTTACTTTGAATCCCGAATCCGCTTCCAATTCGCCGTCCGTTTCAACTTGAATGATTCGGCCATAAGCATTGCCGCCCGATGAGTTCCAACGCACAAAGTCACCAACCGCCAATTCGTTTGGTTCGGCACGTTGTTCCGCCTTTGATTCCGTTTCAATATCATCGCCCATTTCGCCTTTGCCGAATGTGATGACGATTTCGTCGTCAGTTTCAACAACGGATTTGATATGTCTTTCGCTTTTATCTTCTTTCATTTTTTCAATCGTTCTTTTTGCCCAATTCAACATCGGGTCGCCACCCCATGCGGCATACATAATCGAACCGCAAATTTCTTTTCCATCCTCATCAAAAAAATTGCCTTGGTCGTACACCTTGGCACGTGATAAAAACGAAAAGGTCCGAACCAAAACATCGTCCGAAATCGGTGCGCCGCTTGACAATTGCGATGCGCGTTGCCAACCGACGGGCGTGCCACAATCGGTTCCGTTGTCCTCGCGGTGTTTTAACGCCTTCTTAGCGTTGTTCTTTGCTCCTTCGGGATAATTACTCCACGGCATCGTTTGCGTCGTTTTGTGGGTTCGCAACGTCAATCATATTCATTGGTTGCAAGTATGCATCACCGCCATCGATTGGGGCCATATTTTCCAACTTGCGGACATCGTTTGC